ACCGACGAGACCTCCGGTGCCTTCTTCAGCGCCGTGAAGAGCCTCCTCTAAGCTCTCACCCAGCTCCGACGCCATGGCCTCCCCCACAGCGGCGATAGGAGTCTGTATCGCCCCAGCCATCTCTACGGTAGTCTGGGACATCCGCTCGATCTCCTCAGTGGTCTTGGCGGCCTCACTTTGAAGGGTCGCCCACCCAGCCATGGTGGCCTGACCCTGAAGCATGTCAAGCATCTCCTCGTGGGTGGCTCCGAGCGTGCGCTGAACTCTCGCCATGTCTGAGTCAAGGGCGTTGACCATGTCCGCAGTGGTGGCGTCCGCAGCATCCGCAGCGGCATCAGCAGTACCCTCCAGAATCTCATTGATGTCCTGCACACCCTCTGCCGAGAGCACGCGCTGAAGCTGGTCCACTGTGAGATTCATCTGACTGGCAGCAGTTCGAGCAGCTGCCATGTTCGAGGTCAGATCTTCAGCTCCAATTCCGGCATCTGCAAATCCTTGACGGACCATGTCAAGCATATACTCCTGACCCTCGTTGGCGGCCATCATCATGTCCATGGTATCCAGCTGCACCCCAAACACCGCGGTGAGATTGGCAACTGAATCTGCGGCGCCCTCAAAAGACTGGAACTGTCCCACCAGGGAGTTCAACGCCGAGAAGTCTAGCCCATACTGTGCCAGCTGGGCACCAGCTGCCGACATGGACTGAACGCTCATGTTGGCGAAGTTCTGCACATTCTCCAGCATCCCGGTGACATTGTCGGTGATGATCTTCTTAGAGACTCCTGTGGAGTCCTGAGTGGCTGTGACTGTTAGCGCCACCTCTTTTAAGAGATCGGTGTTCGCTCGACCGGTGGTAGCGAGAGCACGATCGATGTAAACTGACGCCTCCTGCTGGGTTAGCCCAAGGCCCTTCATGGCGAGCGCCATATCCTGTGTCATCCCAGCACTGTCCTCTCTGAGGAAGGCCACCGCCCGAGTGGACTCTGACGCGGTATCCTGGAGGATCTGTGCCACCTCCTCCGCGCTACCGTAGAGCTCAAAGAGGCTTACTGTGGTGCCTTCGATTCCCGTATAGAAGCTCTCGTATACCTCTGTTATTCCTCGGACGGCCTCAGCAGACTGCTTGTTGGCCTTTTCGGCGCCCTCCTCAATCTCCCCGAAGGCGCCGCCGAAGATCTCCTGGACCTCAAAATACTCCCGTCGAAGATCCTTACCAAGTTTAGAGAAGAAGTCGTAATACGCGCCAGCTCCAGCAGTTGCCTCCTCGAATACTCCTCGGAGACCTTTGGCAGCCTCACCAGCAGTTAATAATATTCCCCCAAAGGCTGTGTCAGTAGAGGTAGTCAGGCCCTCCAGCATCCCTGTGTACCCACCGACCAGATCTCTGGCAGCGCCCGTGGACTGTTCAGCACCTTCGACAGCTGCGTCACTGGCCTGCTGTGAGGCGGTACTCTGTTGTCCGCCTGCAGCGGCGAGTCTTTCGCGAAGTTCGAGCTCCTCTCTTAAGAGATCAAGCTCCCTCTCTTTCAGACGTATTTCTTCAGGTGTGGGTGCCATGGCCTATCCTAAAGATAAGTATTCTCCCGGCTAGATATCAGGAAAATCTTCTAAGCTTAGCGGGAACCTGGTTTCTCATCATTCCCCGCATCTCTCTTGAGCCTGGGTCGTTGCCCTGAGCACCCTTAGACACGTGAGACTTCTTAATCTCATTTACCATCCGCTCAATGAACCAGGTTCGATACCGAATGGGAAGGTTGTAGGTCTCGGTGTAGGACATCCCCAGGTAATACTGGAGTAGAAAGGAATGCTCTAAAAATACTTCTCTATGCTCAGTCCCGAGGCCAAAAAAACCCCGCACCGATGGGAAGCGACACCTGTGAGCTATCACCGCAGGAGTCACACTCCAGCGTCACACGCATGTCCATCCCCGGCTCAGCATCGTCCATGTAGGTACGAAGCCTTCGAGAATCTAGGGCAGGCATTTGTCTCACAAATGAATTAAGCTTCACCTTGTCGGTGACTCCTTCGACTGAAACTATCGTCTTCTCTAATCGATTTGTCACGAGATTGTCAGTCTGTATCTCTGGCATCAGTTTGCGGCGGCGTCCGCTTTCGGTTGAGATCTGTTCCTCATCAGCACCGGTCAGAAACTTGAAGGTAACCTTCTTCTGGGTTACGGGCAATATAAAGGCAAACTCATTTTGGCCTTTGGCCACCGGTTTAATATTAAGTCGCTTGATGGGTAGCTCGGCAAGATCAAACCGCTTGCTTTGTCGGGTGGCACATTCTGGACACGTAACATCAGCTCCATAATCTGAACCGTATCCTGTGATCCGAATCGCTATCATTATCGCATTCCTATCTCCCACAATGAGATCGGATGACGTGACATTTGGAGTGGTAATACAAGAATCTAGCAGGTGGGTAATCACAGTTCCCTTCTTGATTAGAGCCCGGGAGGTGAGGATGTCCTCCTCTCTCGCGGTCATCGCCTTGATGTCAAGCATTTCAAGACCGTGTAAGGGACTGTCAGAAGGATACACCACACCATTCGAAGGCAGGGGTACTGTCTCCACGGGAACTTCCCACCCAAAATCATCTTTCATCACATTAGATTTTGGAACCGGATTCTTATTTAGATCATCTGCTCCGAAAATTTCATTTCGCTTAATACGATCTTCGCCAGCCAAAGCATCACTCCTACGCTTATTTTCTAAGTCTATATTCAATAACTAGCATTGTAAAATAGTTCTCCCCCATAAAAAATGGGGGAGAGGTAACATCAGGAACTATCTTATATCTAGATTGAATATAATTTTAATATTGTAATACGCAATTATCAATTCTAAGCGTAAGATCTACTGACATTGGAGTGTTGTTATCAGTATAGTCAAGATCCTGGAAGTTAGCTGATCTAATCATAGCTCCCTTCAGGTCCCAGAGCTCGACAACAGTTCCAACGGGATCAAGCAGCTTAATCTGACAATCTCGCTTGTAGAAGTCTGCGTAACCTGCACGTCCAGATACAGACTCATAGTGGGTTCTTATCCACTCCATCACCTCTTGCGCGCCCGAAGGGGCAATAGGGTCATAGAGAGAGACACGAAGTTCGCTCCAGGTCATCTTACCGTTGAGATATCTCACGGCATTTACGTAGTCAAGCCTGATCTCCTCAAAGTTAAAGGTAGGACGCTGTGTGGTCTTCATTAAAAAAGCATCGATGCCCTCAATTTGAAATATCCACCGATATTTCCTTTTAGGCTCAAACTTATTAGGAAGCATGTCGGTGACTGCAAGTGTTTCGGCCATTGTTAAATTCTCCTGATGTTATTTCTACTTATTCTCTAGCTTAACTTTTCACTTAAATTAAATCTCAGCGCCGGCATTGGTAACAACAAAATCTAGAGCAATAAACTCAGCAGTCCGAGTGGGTTGCAGATATATCTTTCCTCTAATCGTATTGTTCTCAACGTCAGCCTGAGTCGTGGTGGTGGTGTCAATCACCACCTTGTATCGATCTACTCCGCTTCTCTCCTGGATGCTCTGCAGTATGGGATTAACCAGACTAGAAAACTTGGCAAGAGTCTCCTCTCGATTAGGTTCAAACAGTATCGTATTAGCAACGGCCCTAACTGATCTTCTAATCTCAATTAGGAGGCGTCTAACATTAACCCTGTCTAGTGCAGAGGCAGCTTGCTGTAACGTCTTTTGTCCCCAGACGACTAGCCCCGTTCCCGGGAAATCAGTTATGGGGTTGATGTCTGCATCATAGAGACCATCAAGATTAGATCTATTAAGATCTACTGCGGTGTAAAGTGAACCCTTAAGGGCACCACGGGAGAAACCTGCCGGAGCGAACCACGGATGACCTAGGGTGTCATTCAAGGAAAAAGCACCAAGAACTGCAACTGAGGGTGGGCACCTTACATTTGTTAGCCTGGTGGGATCCTGAAGTATCACATCAGGAAAATAAGCCGCGGCAAAAGAGGTGTCCAGACCCCGATTCTTAAAGTCTGTCACCGTATATCCCACGTCAATATTTTGCTGAACAGAGGAAGTTACTACATTATTTGAAACGTCTCTCTCTTCGATGTCCATGATGTACATGGCGTCAAATCTACTTTCAACAGCTGAGATCGCATAGTTGGTCACAGAGGTCTCCCTCAGACCTGGGATCGCCAGAAGCTTGATGTCAACATCTGACGTGTTACCCATTACATCAATTGCCTTTCGATAAGCAGCCACAGTGGGGCCTTGGTTTCCTCCCTGATTTGAGGAATCATCCATTTCTCGTTTAGCAGCATTATCACTTAGGTTTGCCTTATCCTTATCAAAGATATTAACTCCGTCAAATCCCCCTTGAAGGAAAAAAGTAAACTTAGTAAATCTCTTATTTCCAACATTTTTGAGATCATCTACTTTCCAGCGTCGAGTTTTGTTGCCAGCACTAGTAGAGATCGTGCCGTTTCTCACATAAGAGGCACTTACCCACTGATCCGGATCAGCATACGTATCTGATCCAGTTCGAACCTTTAAGTTCTCAAGGGTAAACTTGTTATTATTAAATTTATCAGAGTCAAAGACTATTCCATTGCTATCTGCTGTTCCGTTATTATCACCAACTGAGAAATTTGTATTTGACGTCTGCATCCTTGGAAAATACCTGGCATAGCTATTGAAGGTTGGATCAGGAAGACCTACTTTGTTTTTCTCAGTTAGGCTTACCTTTCTCATAAACTGGCATCCCCAGTAAAGTGTCGGTTTTACAATTTTCTTAGGGGCCAGCCCTATCGCAAGATTCTCTCGGAAGGGGATTGGGAGCTCTGTCATCCTATTGGCGAGACCGTAACTTCCAGTTCCAGACCATCCCGATTGTAGATAATTTGGAGTGACGCCACCGAGTGTGCCTGATTTTATGTTTGCTAGGGTCTGAGTTCCCGATGTCACTAAGTGATAGGGTCCGCGAAATCCTACCGGCAACGCCTCATCGGGGACATTACTAGCTTTTAGTGCTGTAGACTGTTGGACTCGAACATATTGCGATAGATTTGGGTAGTCTCCTTCAACCACAAGGCGCTGGGAATCGGGGGCCTTGTCAAAGTCAAAGTAAGCTCGCTGATCACCAACTACCCTGGCGAAAAATCTATCAGCGTTTGCATCTAAGCTAAGACCTCTAAACTCCTCTAGCACAATCGGAACATCATCTGTATCCGAAAACGATCTTACGACCAAATCGAATGTTCCAAACTTATTCACGTCAGAGTTTGATTTATTTAAATTTTCAATCGATATCTTGATTCTTGTTGTATCATATGCTCCATCAGAAAGGGCATGAACTTTAAAGATATCGTAAGGTGATCCACCAAATTCCTGGGAGATCACATAAGGTGATAGCGGTGTTCTAAATCTATCTAGAAATCCCTCATAATCTGGTGATCCGCTGGAATTTGCCGTATTTCTAGGTAGGGTGCCAGTGGTCAAGATGGCGATATCCTGTTGGGTTTGGACATGTCCCGGAATAGGGGAGTAAGATGTGATACCGGTGCCGGTGACCACTGCAAGAGAAGGGTGAATGTCATAGTGAGAGTAGAGATAGTGTCCCTTTTTCTCAATTTGATTCGGATCGGTATTAAAAACCCTGGAAATGTAGTTTGGCGCCTCTAGATCAAAGGATGCAGAGAGCACATTTGGAGCGTTTTCCTCAGGATTATCGAGGTGACCCACCATGAGCATCACAAATTGTTGCTTCGCGCTGCTTATGTCAACCGTTCCCGTTATCGCTCCGGCAGCGGTGTCGGCATTGCCTACTGTGGTGTCGGTAGGAGTGTTATCTGCCTGAAAGTTTCCGGATAGCTTAAGAACGACTCCCGAGGGTGCTAAGAGCACCCCTCGAAGAATGGGGTGGGCAACATTAGTCCCGTCATCAACAACTCCAGCAGCAGTGAACACTGTAGATCCTGCTGACTGTGACATGCAGCATCCGAGAAAATATGTTCTTCCAAGAGGAGCAGCTCCGGCACTGTTGTAGGCAGATTTATTCTTTCCAACAACACCGTTTGCCTGCACCAGCTGTTGACCAACGACAAAACCTGCATTAGTTACCGTCCCATCGTCATTTCGTTTTTTTCCGTCTCCGGCTCCAAGAACCCTAACATACGCTATAGATTGAGCATTTTTTAACCACGAATTAACGGCTAACGGGCCAAACTTTTCTCCGTCTGTAGGGCCAAATTTTCTACTAAAGTCTCCCATAGATCCCAAAGTAACTGGGACAAAGGCAGGGCCCTTGTCGGAGGTTCCTATGACTCCTGCTGGAATTCCAACCGGGGTCTTTGCAGCACCTCCGGTTAAATCAATTTCACGAGTGCTTACGCCTGCGCTTCTAAAGGTCAATTCTGGCATTATATTTCTCTCCGAGATCTACATACATAACTATTCATATCAGTCAAAGCTAACCCCAGCATTTGTAATAATGAAGTCAACTGAGATAAACTCAACAGCTCGTGTGGGAACCAGTACTATCCTACCATTAAGCCTATTAGACTCGATGTCGTCCTGGCTATTATTACTTGCATCCATTACCACTCTAAACTCATCAATTCCTTGCTGCTGCTGAACCATCGTTAACAAAGGCATTATTTGTGAGATAAATCTTGATCTCGTGGTTGGAGTATTCTGCTCGAAGACTATCTTCCTAGCCACATTTGAGATGAGACGTTTTACCTCAAGTAACATTCTTCTAACGTTCACTCTATCAAGTGCAGATTTAGCTTGCTGTAGAGTTTTTTGACCAAAGATAACAAATCCTGCATTTGGAAATGATGCTATCGGATTAATTCTCGCATCATAAAGTTCATCCCTATCTGCCTTATTAAGACGAACTGCTGTATTAGCTACACTACTTAAAGCTGCTCTGTTAAATCCCGCCGGAGCAAACCAGGGATAAGAAACTGCATCATTAAAGCCAAGAGCAGAAAGCGCAGCAACTGAAGCAGCAACTCTTGTTACTCTTCCCGTATCAATATTCCTAAGAGAAACGTCTGGGTAATATGCAGCAACGTAATTGTTATCCAGGGCTCTTGCTGCAAACTGCTGAATTGTTTTAGTGGTGTCAACCTTCTTTTCGTCGTTATCAAAGATTCTTGCAATTCCATCAGTATAGGCAGGAATGTCCATCAGATAAATTGCCTGGCTGTATTCTCTTGTTCGAGATGATGCATAATCTGTTATAAAGCTGTCTCGCTGGCCGGGAATGGCAAGAATATTAATTCTTGTTACCATTGGATCTGTCATGATCTTAGCTCCGGCCTTGTAAGACATTACAATATTATTATTTTGACCAATACCATCGTCATAATCTGTCAGAGTAGTTGTACCGGTATACTTTCTTAATCCGATATCGAGAGATCCGGCTGCTTTGCCTCCGGGGTCACTAGAGGCTGCTCTGTCGTTAAGTCTTGCCATGTCGGAGTCGAGAATGTTAACTCCATCAAATCCGCCATAGAAGAAATTTGAAAACTTGTTATAATCAACAAATTTATTAAAATAGACCGACGATGTTATTGACACCAGCGAGCCTAGGGTGATTCTATCTGTTAGAGTTCCATCCGAGACGCTGTAATTTGACATGTCTGGCACCCCATTTCTGATGTACGCTGCCTCTAGCATGTGCTCTCCAGCAGATCCGGTTATCCTTGCGTGTATTGCATCAATTAAATTGGAGCCCTCAAGCCTATTTCCGAGCGCGACACGAGAAAGGGTAAACTTATTACTGTTAAATACATCTGCAGATGAACCTGTCACTAAGGCATCCATACGTCCAATTCCGAGCAGTCTCGTATATGCCTTCACGAGCTCATTTTGCTCAGAAGACGCATTTGAATTAAAAATCGAATTGTTAAGGGTTCCTGTAGACGGACACCTCTCAAACTTCACTCCCCAGTAATATCTACTATCAGCTAGCTCATCAAGCCCCGGCTTGCCCGCAAATCCTCCAGCCTCGTCGAGATTCCCCTTGGTGCACTTAAACCGATAAGGGACAGGTGGCACAAGTGAGCTAGTCAGACTAGTATCTCCGGATGTAGCGGCAGTCTGGAAAACACCAGAGGCATACAGCCTTGCCGTTCCCGCAGCAAGAGCTGTAGCCTGAGTAAGATTGTTGCTGGTTTTAAGTGCTGGAAGCCCTCTAAATCCAAACGGTATCGAGTCAGCAGGCACCTCTCCAGTGTATACGTCCGGATTCATAACAATACGCACGTAAGCGGACACATTTGGATATTTTCCAGTTATCGTAAATCTTCTCTCATCCTCACTCTCAGCATCAAAGTTATAGGCAACCTTAAAATCTCCAATCTTTCTAGCAACAAAATCGTCATCATTGGGATTTAAGGTGCAATTGGGATATTGCTCTAAGATTGCATTAGCAGTATCGGTATCAGAAAATTCTCGAATTAAAACTGTAAAGGTTCCATAGGGATCCTGTGAGTTTGTTGACTTTTGAACATTTGAGATCGAGATCTTGTACTTTTGATTACCTACTGCTCCATCGCTCAACGTTTCAAAGTGAAATAGGCTATACTCAGTCTTTCCAAAAGGCTGTGATATAAAGGAAGTCGTCCTTGCATTTGCATATCTCGTATCAAATCGACCAAAAAGATCTCGATAATTAACACCGCTTCTGGGGTTAGTTAACTGTGATCCTGAGAGAATCCCCACTGATTTACCTCTGGTAGAGACTATTGCAATCTCTTCCTCAACCGCAAAATCGCCATAGAGAAGATGCTGCTCCTTTTGAAACTGCTCTGGATCTGTGTTTAAAATTTTTGCAATGTAGGCAGGTGCAGTCGGATTTAATGAGGCAGTTAGAATTTTAATTCCAGGAAAACCCTCATCATTAGCAAAAGTTGACCCTACAGAGCTAG